GAATAACCGCTCAGTCAAACAATACTCCTTATGTTAGATTTAATTAATTTAATTAAAAAGAACTTAGATGGAAAAAGATGAACTACGACAAATTTTAAAAGAAGGTATCAATGAAGCGCATGCAGCAGGTTTGCAGTCTGGAAAAAAAGAAACATCAGACTTAGCCCATGATGTCTTAGTAAAAGTAACCTCAAAACTAGACGAAAACCACGTTGACATAAAAACAGAAATAGATAAACACTCAGATAGATTTGCTAAAATGGATATACTTAATGCTCAAACAGCTCTTATTTTAGAAGGATTGTCCAAAAAATTTGAAAAAATAGAAAAACAAACTGAGGATAATACCCGTTACATTACTAGAGCAGATACTACTGTAAATATTTTTAAGTGGATAATTGGCACCCTAGGTTTAAGTAATATTGTACTTATTGTAAAGTTATTTGTATAATATTATTATGTCAAATGAACAATTTATTTCAAAAGCAAGTTCCCTAGCTTCTCGCTTCGACAACGAAGAGGAAATCCTAGAGGAAGCAGAAGAAATTTATCAATCTAATCAAGATATTAGTACTACAAAACACAGATTTAGACACAATAAAAGGATTTTTAAAAGCTAAAGAATACTTTAAAAAAAAAGGTATTGAAGTTTCATTTTTTACTAAATTAGTTAATGAACTTGTTTCAGTCCACGAATATAAGAAAGTACAAGGTTTTAATACAAAGACTGGTCAACCAGCACTTATTTCTTATAAAGGTTTAGATGATGTTGTAAAAGATAATTGCCGTAAGTACGTCAAAGAGGGAGAATATGACACGGTCTTATTTTGCTATGATAGAGAACAATTAAACATACCCTTACTTGGTACTGAAGTCGTTACAAGCTGGTCACAAGACAAAGGAATATATCCTAAAACTGAATGGGTACAACTTGTAACTTCACAATACGAAATAGATAAAGATAAACTATGGCAGGCAATTATTCACGAACTAATGCACTCTTTCTGTAAAACTCTTTATAGAAAAGGTATCCCAATATTAGACGAAATGGATATAACTTCTGACGGCAAACCTTTCTATAAAAATGATGACCCTTATGCAGAAGACGGAAATTTTGCTAGAACATTCTCTCATATAAAACCTTATCTTAACTTCTTATATGCTCACCCTTACAAATGGTTTAGTGTAGCAGAAGTAGAAAAATATAAACTACACCCAGACCTTTGGGTTATCTTAGACAAGGCTAGAGAGATAGCAGGAGTTCCATTTATTATTACTTCAGGATTTAGAACACCAGAAGAGAATAAAAAAGCAGGAGGTAAGTCTAATTCTGCACATTTAAGAGGTCTAGCTGTTGACATTGTTTCTGGAGATAATTTTAAACGTTCCAAAATCCTTAAAGGATTAGCTCCATTTTTAGATGATATTTTTTTAGAAGAAGCAAGAAAACATTTTCATATAGATATTGATTTATTGATTCATGAAATGGGCCAAGCTAAATTTGAACCTAATGATGATTAAACTACCACCAGATGAATATTCGAAGTATGATCTCTCTGATGTCGTAGGGGAGAATTATCAATTAACTAACACAAACATGATTCCATTATTAAAATGGTTGTCAGGGAAAAAGTCTATCATAGCAGGGTTGATTACAACTACTTCTGCGTATTTAGTAGACATGGGTACAATAGACCCTAAAACCGGTGCGTATATAGCAACAATCTCTTTGATTGTTTTTGGTACAGCGAGCGTTGCAACAGGAAAATTTATTTACAACAAGTAGTATTGTTAAATTAAAGAAGAAAGAATATAATTAAATTACATGTTTCCCCAAATAGTAATAAAACATAATATTGGGAACACTATAACGATTCCGAATCAAATTGATTCAAGGGCTTTTACTTATTTGTCAGATAATCAAAGTCCAAGTAGTAGTGTAGTTTCTCTTGACGTAGACAATACTTCAGGTTTTTCCACAGCTAGTGGTGGAAACGAAAAACTCTTGTTGATGAATTCAATTGGATCTGAAAATGCAGAAATAGTTAGATATTCTCAAATAAGTAATGCAACTTCTTTTAGTATAACTGGGACTCCCACCAACATTAAGCAGTATCATAATAGAGGAGAAATTGTTCAAGAGATAAAGTGGGACCAAGTTAGTATTTATAAGTCTTCTACTGTAGATGGTACTTATGCTTTACTTGAAACAAAATCACTTCAAGTGGGGCAGTTAAACACAATCTTTTATGATTCAACCGGTGTATCCACTGATTATTATAAAGTTCGATGGGTAAACAGTGTTTCAAGTGAAACATCTTCTTTTTCCGAACCAATAAGTGTTCTTGCTTATCCTGAAAATTCTGTTGCTGAAATAATATACCCAGTTTTGAGTGCTATGGGTATTTCGGAAAATGATACTAGAATAAATACTACATTTTTAATTAGTGCAGTAGATAGTGCAAGAAAGTTTGCTCAAGCAAAATTATACGGTATACGTCATGCTTGGTTAGAAGAATTTGAACATCCAATTAAAGTTTTAGCTGGGAGTAATTATGTAGAATTGCCTACAAATATTGACTTTTCTGATACAGACAGGTCAGTGCTAGCTTGTCGGTTCCTTCTTGGAAATGTTCTTGCTCCATTTAATCTGAGGTATATAGATAAAAGATCTTGGAATCAGGTCTCTTTTAATGTTCAAGGAGGTATTTTAGATTCTGATATTTCTATCGGGGCTACTACTTTAACTTTAAACAGTGTAGGAGATTTTTGGGATACTGGGAATGGAGTTGCTTATATCGCGACAACAGAATATGACCAAGAAATTCTACAAATAGAATACACCGGGGTAGATTTAACAACAAATCAACTCACTGGTGTAACAGGGGTGACTCGAGATGTCCCAGCTGGGACTAGGGTTTGGTCGATGCCCTCGATAGCACAACCAATTTTTTATACAGTCTATGAGGGTAAGTTATTCTTCAATAGTATCATTCCAGATTCTATGCAAGGAAACAATCTTTATTTAGATTTTTATAAAAAATTAGACAAGGTGACGGACCTTTACCAAGAACTCCCTGAACCTTATCGAGAAATCTATAAATGGTATCTTAAGTATGCAATCAAATATCGAAAAGATATTACGTTGAGCGACAATGACCCAGACTTAAAGAAGTTTGAAGACCTACTACAAGCGTTGTTCAATAATCTTTATACTGGTCAAGCTACCACGATAGAGACTTATTAATTAAATGGCTGGCAACCTACTGCCTAAAATATGGGATACACACAACCAAGAATTTCTAATATGAACGTAATTAGTGCTACACCAGTAGACCAATACGTCATAGAAGCAACCATAGACACAGCTAGTGCTTTACCGGATGGAGCAACGTATGCAGGAATTTTCGTTCCTGGTGCGCAGCTTATCATTCTGGCTGGTGCTGCTACTGGTACTTACTCAAATACAGGTTCGACTGCTGTTCCAGCATTCACAGCTGTTGTTGAGGGTGTTACTGGCCCAACAGGACCTACTGGTTCTACTGGAACTACAGGTGCAACTGGAGCTACTGGCCCAACAGGACCTACTGGAGCATAATTGGTCTATATACTTTCTCCCTATCTCCGGAGGGGGAGAAAGATATGCAGAACAAAAAGATTTCGATAGCATTAATAGTTCGAAATGAAGAGTCCGTCTTAGCACGGTGTCTTGATAGTGTGAAAGGAGCAGATGAAATAATTATTGTAGACACTGGCTCAGTGGATAAAACAAAAGAAATAGCTTCCCTTTATACAAATAAAATCTTTGATTTTCAGTGGTGTGATGATTTTGCTAAAGCTCGTAATTTTGCAAAGGCACAATGCACTGGAGATTGGATCCTCTCAATTGACGCAGATGAATTTTTAGAAGACGATGGTGTTGATAAGTTAAAAATTTTACTCGAAGATTATTACGACTGTGTTGCTAAAGTTAAAATGTTTTCTAGTGGAAATCCTTTTACGGCTCCAAGGTTTTTCAAAAACGTTCCAGAAATATACTGGGTTGGTGCGATACATGAATTGCCAAATGTTGCAACTCAAAATATTTTTGATGTTCAAATAACTTATACTAGTTCACCTTCACATCAATACGATCCAGACAGAAATCTTCGGATTCTTAAAAAGGAATATTTAGAAAATCCGTCAAACACTAGAAGTATGTATTACTTAGCTAGAGAGTATTGTTACAGAAATGATTATACAAAGGCGATTGAAATTTTTGATAAATATTTAAGTCTAGCAACATGGTTACCGGAAAGAGCAGACGCATATTTTATGAAGGCGCTTTGTCATTGGTATACTAAAAACGGAGGAGAAGAAGCTAGGAAAAGTATACTTATGGCAATAAATATTAATGCAAATTTTAAAGCTGCAATATTGTTGATGGGGCATATGAGCTTTGAACATAATAAAATTCAATGGGACAAAATGGCTGAAACAGCAACAAATGAAGGAGTATTATTCGAGAGGGTTAATTATTTAACATTTTAATATGATTAGTGGATCTGTATCAAACATAAAAATACCGTATGCAAGTGAGGGGGTTATAAGGACCGCTGCTTTAGACGACACTCTTTCCCCAGAAAATTCTGTTGAAATTGCAGTTAATATGAATTTTGATGTAGTAGGAGCCATCCAAACAAGAAGGGGAATTTCTTTATTGTCCACAACAATATATAGAACTATTATTTCAATGGGGCCTTTTAATTCTAGTGGAGGAGTAAACAGAATTCTTGTCCAAAGTGAAGACAGTAAAGTTTTAAGCTCTTTAGACCCGGCTACAGGTATTTTTACTGAAATAACCATATTAGCAAAAACCAATAAAGTTAGATATGCACAATACCTAGACTTGACTTGGTTGGCAAGTGGCACTGACGGAGATCCAATTAGTACTTTTGATGGTTTTACTTTGGGAACTACAAAAGTTCCTTCTGGTTTCCCGAAAG